GAAAAATAGAAAGGAGCCAGCCTCCGGCCAGGGCAAGGGTATACCGGGCTTCTGAGAAAATGGATAAAGAGAAAAAAGCAATCGAAAGAATTAAAATGGCAAGTGAAATGAGTCTACACCACTATGGTAGACCGCTTATTTGCACATACAGCGGAGGAAAGGATAGTGATGTGATGTTAGAGATTTTTAAGCGATCCGGGATCCCTTTTGAAGTACATAACAGCCATACAACGGCAGATGCGCCGCAGACAGTTCGGCATATTCGGGAGGCATTCCGAGAACTGGAACTGCATGGAATTAAGTGCGAAATAGAAAAACCACGTTATAAAGGAAAACCGATTAGCATGTGGAGGTTAATTCCCGAAAAACTTATACCGCCGACAAGAATGGTAAGATATTGTTGCTCTGTGCTGAAAGAAACTGGATGTGCAAACCGGTATATCGCAACCGGAGTGAGATGGGATGAAAGTGCTTCCAGGATGAAAAGAGAAGAGTTTGAAAAAATTGGACGAACCAAAAAGGAGCAAGAAAAATTCACAAAGATAATGTTGATGAATGATAACAATTCGCAAAGAAGAATGAGCGAATTGTGCATGCAGCAAAATAAGATGATTGTAAATCCTATTATAGATTGGACGCATAGTGATATCTGGGAATATATAAATTCCGAGAAAATAGAGACGTGCGGGCTGTACCAGTGTGGATATGATCGTGTGGGGTGCATTGGTTGCGCGATGGCAGGGAAGAAACGATACAAAGAATTTGCAGACTTCCCGGGATACAAGAAATTATACATACATGCGTTTGAAAGAATGTTGCAAGAAAGAACAAGGAGAGGAAAAGAGAATACGTGGAAAACAGGAGAAGAAGTTTTTAACTGGTGGATGGAAGACGAAAATATACCAGGGCAAATGAGCATAGAAGACTTTATTACGGAGGAATGACTGATGACAAAAACAGAAGAAACATGGATGGATGGGATCACTACAGAAATGATGGAGCATATATGCGACGACCTGTGCAGGCATCCAGATCATTTAAGTGGTGAAGCACTGGAAGATAAATGCGCAGAATGCAAGATGGGACGGTTTGTGTGCGATATTTTGAACCAGTATGACAAGGTGAATGATTTTGCAAACAGCCAGTGCGAGAAGTTGATGTGTGAGATGCATGAGCTGAAAGAACGAGATACGGCAAAGAAGCCGAATATAATGGACTACATACTTGGTGACATTAACTTTAAATGCCCTACGTGCAAAAGTGAATATATTTGTGAAAAAGGATATGAACATTTTTATTGCCCGAATTGCGGTCAGAAAATTAAATGGAGTGAGTAACATGGAGGAATTAAAGAAATGCCCGTTTTGTGGCGGAGATGCGATTCTGAAAGTCCATTATGGATTTGACGAAAAAGTTATATCATCTTTCGTGTACTGCAAAGAATGCGGAGTTGCAACACGAAATTGTGCTTTAGAAGCTACGGCTAGGGGGAAATGGAATAGGAGAGTGGAAAAATGAAAAAATATGATATTTTAATTGCGAAATTGTATGCGTGCTGCGGAAATCAAGAAGAGTTTCCACGCGAGCCGATTACCATTGATACTAATAAAATGAGCGAGTTATTGGAAGGTGTATTTATAAAAGCAGGATTGTTGGAGGTGGAATGATGAAAATAATGATAACTATATTGCGAAAAAACGGAAGCTGCAGAACTTGGACAAATGCAAGCGCGGAAGAACACGTATCAATGGGGCTTACAGTTCACGCGGAAAGCATCAAAAGATGCGCGGAATCGTGGGGAACAGAGACAGATGAGGTGCTGAAAGTAATAAGAAAAGCACTGGAAAGCGAGGAATAACATGGACATCATAATCACAATCGCATTCCTAGCCCTGTACTATATCCTGGGGCTTGGAACAGTGATTACTTTAAAAACAGGAATCGAAGAGGAAGTAGAACTTGAAGGAGCAGATTACCTTCTGGCTGGAGGATTCCCAATACTGCTATTTGTGGTGTTTTTAGATTGGATTGTGCGAAAGATAGTGAGGTAGGAAATATGAGAAAATTTAACTGGGATGAATTTAAAAATAAAGACAATAAGATTGCAGTGCGCTGCAAGACCGAGGAAGAGGCGAAAGACTTATGCAAGCAGATGCACGAACATGGAATGAAGTGGTGTAACGGAGAAAGTTATTTGAAAAATACAAATTATAATGCGCACAACAAAGGAACGTGTTATTACGGAAACGGAGAATATTCGTCTCGTGTTTTTGCAGAAAAGTACAATTATAAAATCTTGGAATGGAGTGATTACATGCAGAAAAAATTTACAAAGTCAGATTTAAAAGACGGAATGGTGGTCGAATATAATGATAACTATTTCAGGAAAAGACTTGTTATAGGCGGCTTTTTGACTGGCGAAGATGGATATGCGGATTTGGGAGACTATAACGAAAACTTAAAAAGTGTGGTAAGCGATTTGGAAATAGTTAGAGTATATAAGATTAAATGCATGGGGAAAATTAGCAGTATCATGAAAGACCACAATCTTGAACTCATCTGGGAGCGCAAAAAACCAAAGAAAATGACAGTGGAAGAAATGAAACAGAAGTTGGAAGAGCTGACCGGAGAGGAAATTGAGGTGATGGAATGAAGAAAATAGAAGCATACACTATGGCAACGAGAAAGCCCTGTGAGACAGCTTTAAAGCAAAAGGGGCATAAAGCCTTTAAGTGCGACTTTAAAAGCCGTGAGAGGACGAATAAGGACGCTGTGGAGTACATAGCAGAGAAATACAACATAAAAGATCCTGTTCCGGGAGGTGATAGAGTTGGACAAGAAAACACTGAAAAAGTATAAGCCAAACAAAGATAGACTTATCCGGATTGAGAACCAGATACAAGAACTCTGTGAACGGGAATCGACTGTTGTCATGGGGAAGGTAACGGGATCCAGCGCAGATTTTCCGTACACCGAAGTGAGAACATCTGTACAAATGTATGACCCTTACGAAGAAGAGAATGTAAGGCGTCAGATCAGAAGAAAAGAAGCAGACAGGCTGCGGATTCTGAAAGAGCAAAAAGAAGTAGAGGACTACATAAATGGGATTGATGATCCGGAGATTAAGGAGATATTTGAGTTATCGTTTATTGAGGGCAAGAAACAGGATGAAGTTGCGGAGATAGTAAATATTGACAGAAGTTACGTGTCAAAAAAAATAAGTGACTATCTTAAACTTTCACACTTTTCACAAAAATAATATGCTATAATTATTCTAGAACGATTGTATATTGTTCTAAAACAATCTTTCCAAACATTCGGAATACCGCTGGACTTTACCCTTTCTCGTCTGGCGGTGTTTTCATGCGGAGTATAGCATCAATGGTAGATGCGCAGGGTCGCGCCCTGTGTCCTTGGTTCGATTCCAAGTGCTCCGCTTTGTGATGTGAGTATGCAGGCTGCACAGCTGAGGTCTGTTCTGGGAGTGCACACCGGACTTACATTGCAATGGTACCAAAACGCAGATATCCGCAGATCTGCAAAGCAAACAAAAATAGATTCAGCAATCTATATTTAGTGTCAGTACCCGAGTGCGGATAGGGTAAAGGATGTCAATAAAAGGCATCCTACGGGTGTATAGCTCAGTTGGTAGAGCGATCGGCTGTTAACCGATGTGTCGCAACCCGTTGTGGACTACTGCAAGGTTCCTCCTTTTTCTTATAAATTTTGATTGTGTACCTGGTTATTTTGGTTTTTGTTGGCATTTGTAATTCTTTCGAGCAGTAATCCTAAATTCTTGGCATCCAGAGATGGGTGCTTTTATTATGTCCAGAAAAGGAGAAGAGCATGGAAATTGTTAAAAGATTGTTATGCAAGCATGACAAGACGGAATATGTCAGTACAGATCTTGCAAGACAGAATGATGGTAGCTTTATCACGAAGCACACGTGGAGATGTAAGAACTGTGGGAAGCTGATTGAAGGGAAGAAACATGGGAAAGTTTTACGAAAGTCGAAAGTGGAAAAAGAAAAGAGAAAACATATTAAGGCGTGATAACTATCAATGTCAAGAGTCTAAGAGATACGGCAAGTATGCGGAAGCTACGACAGTACACCATATCTATCCTCTGGAAGAGTATCCAGAGCTTGCACTTGTGGACTGGAATCTTATCGGCATGTCCACTGCGCAACATGATCGGATGCACGACAGGAAGACGGACAAGGTGACAAGCCTTGGAATGTACTGGCAGAGGAAAAGAAGAAGGGAGTTTGAAGCATGGAAGAAATCAAGATGTATAAAATCCAATGGGAAGGACAAGTAAGTGACTACGAGCGTGGAGTGCTGAATGTAATCGAGGATATTGTCAAGACATGCATGGAGTGTTGCGAAGGAGATATATACACCAGCTACAGTGTAAGCGGCGAACCTGTATCCAAAAAAGTGTGGGTAAACATAGTTACGCTTGACAAGGAAAAGGCAGACGGAATGGCCGAATGGCTTAGAGATAGAGTGGGAATGGAAATGGAAGTCAAAGAGATCAGGGTATCCCCCCCTCCATTTTGAGAATTAAAAATGTCTCAGGAGAATCGGGAGAGAGGACTCTTTCCAATAGAGCGGATTTGTGAAAATAAATTTTCCGGCAGATAAGGAGGTGAGAATAGATGGCGAGATATATACCACAAAGGCAAACAATTATTGACAGGACAGTCAAGTACATGAAAGAACTGGGAACCTATAAAGTGCAGTATAAACAGGTGATTGAGATCTACGCAGACATGATCTATCAGTATAATGTCTTAAGTAAGCAGTTCGAAGATTCCGGATATGAAGTGATTTTGGACACGGAGAAAAGCGGGGGTAAAAAAAGCCCTATTCTCGTGAGTCTCGAAAATCTACGGAAAGACATCGGAACGTATTCTGACAGACTGATGTTAAATGCAAAAACGTACAATGCGGAGATTGAACAGCCGAAAAAAGAGAAATCTGCATTTGCATTATTACTGGAAAAACAACAGGGAAAGTAAATGGACTTATCCCATATTAGCAGTCCGCATTTCGATACGGCTGTGCGTTATGCGGAGGATATCGTAAGTAAAAAAGTCTTGGCAAATATAGACAGAGTGCTTGCGTGCAAGAGATTTCTGAAAGATCTGGAGCGTGATGATCTGGATTTTCGCAGCGATCAATTTGATTTTGTGATTGATCTGATTGAGGGAACTATCCACCACGTACAAGGTGAGGACAAGAATGGAGTCAGTTTTAAAGGCACTCCAATGTTATTGACGGACTGGCAGAAGTTTGTATGTGTAAATTTGTTTGGATTTTTCCGAAAAGGAACAGATATTAGGCGTTTTAACGAAGCGCTTATTTTTTTACCAAGAAAACAGGGGAAAACATCTTTCAGTGCTGCACTTGCAGAAGCAAAAAGCGTTCTAGACAGAGGATCTGGAGCAAAGACGTACATTGTTGCGAACTCTGTAAAGCAGACCATGGAAAGTTTTGGATTTTTGAAGGATAACGTTGAAACCTTGCGCGGAGATGTTGATAAGTTGAGAATCCGAGACAACAATCAAGAGCATTCCATTAGTATTGATTTTGGCGACGGTACCGCAGAAATGTATGCGATTGCCAATCAAGAAGATAAGCTGGACTCCTTAAACTGTAACTGCCTGATTCTGGACGAGCTGCATTCTTGGAAAAGAGCCGGCGCAAAAAAATACATCTTGATGAAAAATGCCATGAAAGCATATAGAAACAAACTGTTGATCGGTATTTCTACGGCGGGTGATATTCCGGACGGATTCCTTGCGAACAGAATCAAAACATTACATGAAGTTTTAAACGGGACAATTACAGATAAGGCGTATGACTCCTATTTTATTTTTATTTGCAAAGCAGATCAGGATAAAGAGGGAAATGTTCTGAATAGCAAAGGAGAAATCACGACACTGGATGATCCGGAAGTGCTACAGATGTGTACGCCGTCAATTGGAGTTACTGTTACAGTAGATGAGTTGCTGGATGATGCAGCACAGGCAATGAATGAACCGCAGTTAAGGGCGGAGTACCTGAATAAAACTCTGAATATCTTTACAAATGCTCTGAATGCATACTTTGACATTAACGAGTTCAGATCATCCGATGATGAATACAACTGGACACTGGAAGAATTGGCAAAACTGCCGATTACATGGTATGGCGGCGCTGACTTGTCAAAACTTCACGATCTGACAGCCGGCGCTATTTATGGAACATACAAAGATGTGGATATCTGCATCACACATGCGTTCTTTCCGAGAGCGGCGGCAATTAAAAAAGGTGACGAGGATGGAATACCACTATTTGGCTGGGAAGAGGATGGATGGCTGACGATGAGCAATACAGCCACGGTACTTCCAGATGACATTGTGAACTGGTTCATCTCCATGAAGAAGATGGGATTCAAAATCAAAATTGTCGGATTCGATAAGAAATTCGGGCGAGAATTTTTCTTGAAAATGAAAAAAGCAGGATTTAAAATTCAAGATCAGCCACAGTACTTCTATGTAAAATCCGAGGGATTCCGACATATTGAGGTAAAAGTAAAGAATAAGAAATTCTATTACCTGCATTCGGATGCTTTTGAGTACTGCGTACAGAATGTACGGGCGATTGAAAAAGTGGATGACATGATCCAGTACGAAAAGGTAGACGGAGACGGCGGCGTAAGACGAATTGACTTGTTTGATGCAGGGGTATTTTCGTGTTGCCAGATGTTGACTGACATGGCACTTGGAAATGCAGCAAATAAATGGTTAAAGAGAGAGTAGGAGAAAGAATGGGCGTGAAAGCAGAATGCGAAATCCTTTATTTATGTGATGGGAAAAGATGCGAGAAATGTAGTGGAAATTGCAAACATACGACTGATATATCTCACGCTAAAAATAAGGATGATTTTATTGACAGAAAATGTACTTGCCTTGGAAGAGCTGAAAACGGGAGACTGATTTTTGCAGAAGACGAAGGATAGGAGGCTAAAATGGCAAAGAAAAAGAAGCAGAAGAGTATTAGATCAGAACCACAGAATAAAGTATTTGTGTATCAGGGAGCTACGTTCTCTGATTTTTTATTGCCTTCCGGGTACACAACGCTGGCGCAGAACCCGGAAATTCGGGCGGCGTGTCAGAAAATTGCGGATCTGGTTTCCGGTATGACAATTCACCTGATGGAGAATGGCCCGCATGGAGACATCCGGATTAAGAATGAGCTATCACGGAAGATTGACATTAATCCGTATTCGCTGATGACGAGAAAAGCGTGGGTTTACAACATTGTTTACTCAATGCTCTTGCCAGGTGACGGGAACGCAGTCGTCCTTCCGGTGATGAGGGATGGATACATTGATGAGTTGATTCCGCTGAAGCCGTCCATGACGAGTTTTGAAGAAACGCAGACAGGATACAAGGTGATCTATGGAAGTGAGGAATATGATCCGAGCGAAGTGTTGCACTTTGCGATCAACCCGAATCCGGAGTATCCGTGGAAGGGTACGGGCTACAGGCTTGCTTTAAAGGATATTGCATCTAATTTGAAACAGGCGAATGCGACTAAGAAATCTTTTATGAGCGGACAGTACATGCCAAACGTCATTGTTAAGGTAGATGCAATGTCGGAAGATTTTGCAAGCGAAGCCGGAAGAAAGCAAATTAAAGAAAAATATTTGAAAGAATCGAAACCGGGTGAGCCGTGGATCATACCTGCGGAATTTCTGGAGGTATCCGAGGTAAAACCACTATCCCTTAAGGATATCGCAATCAATGAATCGGTCGAGATTGATAAGAGGACGGTAGCATCCCTGTTGGATGTGCCGCCTTTTTTTCTTGGGGTCGGAAGTTTTAACAAGGATGAGTATAACAACTTTGTCAGAACAAGGGTAAAATCCATTGCTGATGTATTTCAACAGACATTGACGAAAGGGCTGATTCAGAGCCCGCATTGGTACTTTAAATGTAACTCAAAGAGCTTGATGGCTTACGACACCAAAGAACTTGCGGAAATCGGAATGAACCTATATATCCGAGGAATCTATACAGGAAACGATGTATTGAACTTGATTGGTGACTCTCCGAAAGATGGATTAAACGATCTGATCATCCTTGAAAACTTTATTCCACAGGGGATGATTGGAGAACAGAAGAAATTGAGGACGGGAGGTGATGAATAGTGGAGCGAAAAAAAGAAAACTTAACCAGATCGTGGAAAGCGGAGTTTGAAACACGAGAAGCGGAGGACGGAAAGAAAACAATTTCCGGATACTTCGCTGTTTTTAATTCCGAAACAGAGTTGTGGCCGGGAGCTTATGAAGAGATTGCACCAGAAGCATTTGCGAACACCATGAGCAACGACATCCGTGCTCTGACAAACCATGATGACACACTTGTACTTGGACGGACAAAAGTTGGAACTTTACGCCTGAGAACCGATACAAGAGGTCTATGGGGCGAAATTGATATCAACGAAAATGATTCAGACGCAATGAACCTGTATGAGAGGGTAAAACGTGGAGATGTGGATCAGTGCTCGTTTGGATTCAATATAGTTCGGGAAGAAACCGATTGGAGAGATGACGGCACTGTGAAATGGACAATACGAGAAGTTGATCTGCACGAAGTGTCTGTATGCACATTCCCGGCTTATGAAGATACGGGCGTACAGGCGAGACATGCACAGGTGGAACAGTATCGGGAGAAACAGTTGGTGCAGTGGCGAAGTAATGCCACGAGGAGATTGAAAGGAGAAAAGTAATGGCTTTAAGACAGTTGATGCTTGCGAAACAGATCGCAGACAAAGAAAAGGAACTGGAAGAAATGCGTGGAAAAGACGCAGAGTTTGAAACAAGAGAAAAGGAACTGGAGACATCCATTGATGAAGCGAGCACAGAAGAGGAACGCACTTTGGTAGACGATGCTATCACAAAGTTTACTGAGGAGAATGATGCTCATAATGAGAGAAAAAGCAAATTGGAAACCGAATTATCAGAACTCCGTGAGCAGATGAAGGGATATGAAAAAACACCGGAAAGAAGGGAGAAGAAAAAAGACATGGGTAGAAGAAATGAAGAAGAAATTGAAGAAACGAGAAGTGCGATTAACTCATTTGTAAAATCAAAAGGGCAGGTGAGAGAAGGGGGCTTTAAAGAAGTAGATGCAGGAATCCTGATCCCGGTAGAAATGCTGGCTGTTCAGAAAAAGCCGGAAGATGTAGTGGATCTGGGAAATTACGTGAATAATGTAAGCGTAAACAGTTCATCTGGAAAATATCCAGTAATTGCGAAATCTGGAAGTAAAATGTCTACTGTTGCAGAACTGGAACAGAACCCAGAGCTTTCCAAACCAAAAATCTCAAATATCGACTATAGCATCGAAACAAGAAGAGGATATATTCCGATTTCTCAGGAGGCTATTGATGACGCTGACTATGATGTAACAGGTCTGATCTGCGATGAAATCAACGATCAGTCAAGAAACACAAGAAATGCTGATATCGCAACAGTATTAAAGAGCGCTACAGCGAAAAGCGTTACAGGTCTTGACGGACTGAAAGATTTGGTAAACAAAGAAATCAAAAAAGTATATCCTGTAAAATTCATCATTTCCTCTTCCCTTTACGCAGAGCTGGACAAGCTGAAAGACAAAAACGGAAGATATCTACTGCAAGATTCCATCACTTCCGCAAGTGGGAAAGTACTGTCTGGCAAAGAGGTAGTTGTTCTGGACGATGATATGATCGCAGGAGCTGGAGAACTGAAAGGCTTTGTTGGTGACGCAAAATCATTCTGTACATTTTTTGACCGCAAGCAGGCAAGCGTTGAATGGGTAGACAACCAGATTTACGGAAAATTACTTGCCGGAGTTGTAAGATACGATGTGAAGAAAACGAATGCAGACGCTGGATTCTACATTACATACACACCGGGGGAATAATTCCCTCTGACGATGTAGCCTTAGTTGGCAGAGGGAAAGTCGGAAAGGCAAAAGTAGGTAAAACAAAATAAGAGACGGAGGTAATAATAATGGCATATACACCAACGACATGGAATAATGATGACGTTATTACAGCAGAGAAACTGAATAAGTTAGAGCAGGGCGTGAAGAATGAGCAGGTTGGACCAGCAGGACCAGCAGGAGCAAAAGGCGATCCAGGAGTAGCAGGACCGAAAGGAGACAAGGGAGATCCAGGCGCACAGGGACCTGCGGGACCAAGCTACACTCTTCCAGCGGCGAATAAAACAACGCTTGGCGGCGTAAAACAGATGGCTTTGATTGCAGATTTGTCCACAGAAACAACAACTGACCTGAAAAATAAAATCAATGCGATTCTTGCGGAGATGAAAAAACAGGGGATCATGGCGAATTCATAAGGAGTATGCTTATGAGAGTGATTGTATTGCAACTATTAAAAGACAGACTTGGAATCTCTACAGATAGTAGGGATTCCGTCCTTTATGCGATCATAGATGGTATTCTTGACGAATGCAAAAATGTACACGGCGTTCGCATCACGGAAGAGAGATATGACCACATCCTGTTTGTGCTGGATTGGGCTACGTGGAAGTACAATCATCCAGAAGACGGTGTGATTCCAAGGAGTATACGGTTTCGGCTAAACAATCTGATGGTTAAGGCGGTGCAAAATGAATCGAACATGGGATGAGAAAGTAGTATTGATATCTTCCAACGGGTATGAAGAGGATGAGATCGGTCAGCAAGTACCGATTGAAACGGAACAGGAGATCTGGTGCTGTAAAGAGCAAGTGTCCAGAAATGAGTTCTACCTTGCTGGACAGAACAACATGGAAATTTCAGGGATTTTAATCGTGCATCCTTATGAATATGAAGGACAGAGGTATATCCGATTCCACGGAAAGAAACTGAAAGTGGTGAAAACGTATCAGATCAGCGCAGAAGAACTGGAATTGACCTGTACGGAAAGGATCGAAAAATGAGCGAAAGCATAAGTGCTGACAAACTCGCAAGAGAAATTATGCGGCAGATGGAAGAATACACAGAAGAAGTAAAAGAAACCACACAGGATGTTGCCATGAACGTTTCCGAAAAAGCTGTGAAGAAGTTGAAAGCAAACAGTCAAAAGAGCAGCGGACGGTACGCAAAAGGATGGACAAGGGAATCTGGGAGAGATGGAATAACAGTGTATAATAAAAAACCGACATATCGCCTAACTCATCTACTGGAAAAAGGACACCAGTTGAAACGTGGTGGAAGAAAAATCGGTGAAGTACGAGCATATCCGCATATCGAAGAAGTGGAACAGGAATGCATAAAAGAATATGTAGAAGAATTGGAAAGGAGACTGTGAAATGACATTGCCAGAATTAAAAGACAAGTTAAAAACGCTAAATCTTCCGATTGCGTATCGTTGTTTTGCAGTCGGTCAAGTACCAGAATTACCGTACATCGTATACTATGTGGACGAGGATATCGGATTTTATGCGGATGACACCGTGTATTACGAGGGATACGCCGTCACGATTGAGGTATACACGGATCAGAAAGACTTGCAGTTGGAAGAAAAAGTAAAGGAACTATTAAACAGTAATGAACTCACGTATGAATCGTACGAGAGTTTTTTAGATTCCGAAAATATGTATTTGAAAGCATATGAAATTGAAATATAGGAGGTAAAGAACATGGCAGGAAGAGCAAGAGCTGCACAGACAGGGAAAGAGAATAAAGTAGAATTTGGATTGAGGAACTGCTATTACGCTGTTATTACAATGGATGAGAGTGGAAGAATCACATACGGATCACCCAAGAGATTACCGGGGGCGGTAAGTATCACATTCGACAAAAGCGGCGATCTGATCCGGTTTAAAGCGGATGACATTGATTATTACACCAACGCAAATAATCAGGGATACGAGGGTACACTTACGCTTGCAAGAGTACCGGAAGATTTCCGCACAGAAGTGCTGAAAGAGAAGAAAACAGAAAAAGGAGTACTGGTCGAAAACTCTGACGCTCAGACAGCAAATATTGCATTGATGTTTGAGTTCCAGGGAGATGTGAAAGCGACACGACATCTCTTGTATTACTGCTCCGTAAACAGACCATCTGTTGGAAGTACGACAAAGGACAGCGGTGATCCGAATACAACGGAGCTGGCAATGGTAGCAAGCCCGAGACCGAGTGATAATCTGGTTAAAGCGTCTACATCCGCAGGAGTGGATGAAGAGACGTATAACTCTTGGTATACAAAAGTGTATGAAGAATCGGGGGAATAGCACCCCCTGAAGACCTCGCCTTGGTAGGCAGGGGGAAGATTGGAAAGGCAAAAGTAGGTAAAGCGAAATAAAGGGGTGGAGCGATCTGCCCAAATAGAAAAAGTGGAGGATGTTATGGAAAAAACAATTTACATTGACGAAAAACAAGTGAAATTAAAATCAACAGCAGCACTGCCAAAGAGATATAAGGCGCAGTTTGGAAGAGATTATTTTGCAGACCTGATGAAAGTAGCGAAAGTGTTCGGAAGAGGAACGAAAAGGAATTTTGGAATACAGGACATTTCTTTTGCTTCGCTTGACCACATGGACATGGAAGTGTTTTACGACATCATCTGGACAATGGCGAAAACGGCAGACAGAACGATTCCTGATCCATTGGAGTGGCTGGATGGATTCGAAGTATTCCCGCTCAATGAAATCATGGGAGAAGTAAAGGATCTGCTTACAGACACCATGCCAACAAGTAAAAAAAAATAAGTGATAAAGATTCATCGAGTGGCGAACCGTTCACAAATGAGTCTTTTTTTTATGTTTGCCGACAGGTTGGATTAACCAGCGAAGACATGGAAGAAATGACCATTGGGGATTGCTTGGACTATGTACAGGAGTATATCGATAACCAGAAAAAGGATGAAAATCCTACTGCGAGAAAAGCAACACAGGAAGATTTTGATAATTTTTAAAGAGGTGAGAGAGTGGCGAATAAGAAAATAAAAGGAATCACAATAAAATTCGGTGCGGATACAATGGCGCTCAGCAAAGCTTTAAAATCCGCGGAAGATACATCAAAAAGTCTTGGTAGCGAATTAAGCTCTGTAAATAAATTATTAAAATTTGACCCGAAGAATACGCAGTTGCTTGCACAGAAACAGGAGTTATTAAGTAAACAGGTCGAAAATACCAAGGAAAAGCTGGAAGCCTTAAAGCAGGCACAGGGAGAAGTAGAAAAGAAGTTCAAATCTGGTGACATCGGAGCGGAAGAATACCGAGAATTTCAGAGGGAAATTGCGAAGACGGAACAGGATTTAAAATCTTACACCACGCAGATTAGTCGAATGGAGACTGAGCAGAAATCCCTAAAAGAAAGCACGAAGCAGTTGCAGACGCTGTTTGAAGCAACCGGAAAGTCCCTAGATGATTTTCAGGACGTGCTCGGCACAAGGCTGACAAATGCTATAAAAAATGGAACTGCAAACAGTGACGATCTGACAGTAGCGCTTAACAAGATAGGAAAAGAAGCGTTTGGGGCAGAAACTGACCTGTCAAAGATGAAAGCTACATTGAATAAGGTAGATGACGGGGCGAGTATTGATGAAGTGAACAACGACCTGAACGAGATGAAGAAGAATTCAGGTGAGGCAGGAGAAGCACTGGACGGTATCGGAAAAGGAATTGTTGCAGGAAACATGATGCAAGCCGCTGAAATCATAGCAGATGCAGGGCAGAAGATAAAAGAGTTTAGTGACAACGCAAAAGAAGCATTTAATGAGGTAGATGCCGGATCTGATGCAATCATAACAGCGACAGGTGCTACAGGGAAGCTTGCTGAAGGAATGGATAATGTCTATAAAAGCATTGCGTCCAGCCTTCCGATAGACAACCTTGAAAACATCGGAAAAGTAATTGGGGAGATGAATACGCAGTTCGGGTTCACCGATGAAAAATTACAACATGCATCTGAAAAAATGTTGAAGTTTTCGGAAATTACTGGATCCGATGTGGTAGCATCAACGCAAAATGCAAAACAGGCGATTAGCGTATTCCACATGTCGAGTGATGATCTAGACAGCGTACTTGATGATGTTGCAAAAACAGCGCAAGACACGGGCGTATCTGTAGACGATCTATTTCAAAAAGCGATTGAAGGAGCACCACAGCTACAAGAATTGGGATTGAGTTTCTCGGACTCAGTAAAGCTGTTGGGGGCATTTGAGCAGGCAGGAGTAGACGGGTCTGCCGCATTAAGCAGCTTATCAAAGGCAGCGGTAGGTTATGCAAAAGACGGTAAATCACTCAGTGACGGATTGGCAGAAACGCAGGATAAAATTTTGAATGCGACTAACCAGACGGAAGCCTTAAATGCTGCTGCTGAGGTATTCGGAACAAAAGGTGCTGTGAGGATGGTAGATGCCATCCAGAGAGGCGTTCTGAACCTGAATGACCTAGGAGGCGCTGCATCAGACAGTCAAGGAACTGTGGAAACGACTTTCGAAAATACTTTAGATCCGATTGACGAAGAAACGGTTGCGCTAAATAACGTAAAGTTGGCTATGGCTGAGTTTGGGAGTGCCATTTCAGAAGCAGTAGCCCCAATTCTGGAAGCACTTGTTCCTATCATTCAGAAAGTTGCAAAGTGGTTTAGCAGTCTTTCTGGAACAAGCAAGACTATTATAGTCGTAATCGGTGGGATTGCAATGGTGATTTCGGCTTTACTGCCGATTCTTGCGGTTGTAGCTGGTGGAATAGCAGCGGCTGGAGGTGCAATGGCATTTTTGACAGGAGTGCTATTACCAGTAGCCGGAATTATTGCCGGAATTATTGCAGTGGTTGCAGCAGTTGTGGCAGTAATAAAAAACTGGGGAGATATCACAGACTGGCTGTCCGAAAAATGGAATGCATTTAAAGATTGGATGTCTGGATTATGGGACTCTATATCGGAAAAAATCCAGGGAGTGTGGAACGGCATTAAGGATTTCTTTGCTGATATCTGGGAGCAGATCTATGACGTCATAGAAGGACCACTAAAATTCATTGAGGGAACAATCGGTGCAGTGATGTATGCGATCTACGCTGTGATATATACAGTTTGGGAAGTGATTAAATTCGCACTCGAAAAAGCGTGGAATTGGATAAAAGACACTGCAAGCTCCATTTTTATTCCTGTAGCAAATTTCTTTTCCGGTATCTGGAATGGAATCAAGGATACTGCAACTGGAATCTGGAACAGCATTAAGGGCACGCTCGGTGGAATATGGGATTCGATCAAAGAGAAAGCTATGGACGCTTTTTCTTCTGTTTGGAAGTTTATTAAAGACGGATTTAACAATCTCAAGGATACTCTTGGAGGAATCGTGAAAGGGATTGCGAACGCAATTGTGAAACCAATAGGTGGAGCAGTAAATGGCGTAATTAATGGTGTAAACTGGGTGCTTGATAAAGTAGGATCGGACAAGCAATTTGCATTGTGGGAAGTCCCGAAGTTTGCAAGAGGAACTGGTGGCATCCCAAAAGACACACTTGGTATCGTAAACGACCAGAAAGGCTCTACATACAAGGAAATGATCGTTCCGCCACATGGAAAACCATTTATTCCAGAGGGGCGTGACGTAGTCCTGCCATTGGAAAAGGGAACGAAAATCATGCCAGCCAACCAAACAAAGAGTTTTCTGGAAGAACTTCCGCACTTTGCAAGTGGAATCGGTGAGTTTTTTGGCGGTGTCTGGGATACGGTTAAAGACTTTACAGGAAATGTATGGGATTACATCACGCACCCAAGTAAAATTGTGCAAATTGCGATTGATAAATTTACGGATTTAACGGGAGCGTTTGAACCGTGGATATCCGTTGCAAAAGGTGCTGTCAATACAGTATTTGATAGCGTTGTTGGTTTTGTAAAAGGGATATTTGATACTCAGTCACATGTAAACTACAATCCAAGTGCAGGAGTGGAACAGTGGAGAACTCTGGCCACAAGGGCATTACAGATGACGGGGCAGTATTCCGAAGCTAATTTGGAACGTCTGTTGTATCAGATGCAGACAGAATCCGGTGGAAATCCGAATGCGATTAACAACTGGGATATCAACGCGATTAATGGGACGCCATCTAAGGGACTCATGCAGGTTATTGACCCGACATTTAGAGCCTATGCAATGCCCGGATACGATAAAAACATCTACGATCCACTATCTAATATGCTTGCATCCATTCGATACGCAGTGTCTACGTACGGAAGCCTTGCGGCTGCTTATCGTGGAGTTGGGTACGAGGATGGTATTGGAGATATCAATTTGTCCGATCTATTACCGAGTCTGCCGATGTTGGACGTGAAATGGTTTAAAGATGGTGGAATCCTTACGAAACCAGCATTATTCCAGATGCCGTCGGGAGGAATCGGAGGAGCTGCGGAAAGAGAAGCAGAAGCGATCACACCACTGCGATCGCTAAAAGGTTATATTAAGGAATCAATCTTGGAGATTATGGGCGAAAAGGATATTAATCTAAATATCAATCTGACAACGACGCTGGACGGAAGAGTTGTCGCACAGCAGACGGTTGGATATGCCAGACCAATGATAAAAAAGATGGATGATTTTGAGAAACTATTAGGAGGTGAGAGAGTTGGGCTTGCTTAAAGCAACATATGGAGGCGTAGAGATTCCGGTTAAGATTACAAGACTTGACCGGAACTTATCACCTTCCATCACAAATAATACAAGGAGCATTGAAAATGTAAATGGAGGAGAGTTTACGCATTCCACGTACTCTCCAAAACAGATTGTAATGGAGTTTCGTATTTCAAACTCTACGGCAAGGGAACTCAGTGAGTTCCGCAGAAAAATGTCAGAAATTCTGTATAGTAAAGAACCAAAGAGACTGATTTTTTCTGACGAACCAAGCATTTACTATGAAGCAATCGTGGATGGGGAACCGGTGCTGGGAGAGGATGATATGTACAGCACTGGCACAATCACATGGCTCATTCCGGACGGAGTAGCATACTCTACCGCAGAATTCTCCTTTGACGGAGTACAAAAAGACGGCTACCAGACCATCACCATCCAAAACAACGGCACCGAATGGGCAGATGTGGATTATGAGATCACACACCAACACGAAAACGGATTTATCGGACTTGTGAGCCAGTATGGAGTGATCCAGCTCGGAAAACAGGAAGAGGCGGACGGAGAGAACTACGAAGCGTCCGAAGAACTGTTTAACGGTTACGGCTTGTTTCAAGATGATCATGGCACCTCTTATCAGAATCCAGAAAACACCACACAGGGGACGCTTGAAGTAAGGAATGTTGCCGGATATAACGTGATGGCATTAAAAGGTGGACAATCCACATCCGGGTACTGGAACGGCGGAATGAGAACGCTTACTATCCCGGTGGACAGCGAGGGCAGACGTGGAGCGAAGAACTTTTACTGTTACACCCAGCACTGGTTCGAGACAGGTTTGATGGGACAGACTGGAGCGCAGACCATTGCATTCCTGACTGGAGATAACAAGGTGATATGCGCCATGTCTATTAACAAGAGTGATACGGTTGGCAATACGGCTCGTATCGAGTGGTTTGCTCCCGGAAACACCTTAATCAGACGAGAAGAGTTCCAACCGACAGCCTACGAGGGAAATCCGTTTAACCTAAAAATGGGTGGCGGTCACAATGACTTTTTGAAAGAGGGAGAAAAGCTGCGGATTTTCTGGTATGGCACTTACAGGGATCTCACGATCCCGGAAATTAAGGACATGGAATGCGAAAAAATCCAGATCTGGATCGGGCAGTGGGGAGACAGAAATCTATCAAACCAGTACGTTACACACAACTATTTAAAAAGCATCCGATTCCGGAAAGACAATGTCGATAAGTATAAGGATGTGCCGAACCGGTATCGTGCCGGAGATGTGGTGTCTATAGATGGAGAGAGTACAAAGGTCTATGTAAACGGGATGCCGGCAAAAGGAGATGAGATTAATGGATCCAATTATCCAAAAGTTCCACCGGGGACAACGGAAGTCCAGTTCTGCTATTCTTCCTTTTCATCTCCACCGCCGCATATTAAAGCGAAAATACGGGAGGTGTATTTATAGTGGATAACATCAGGATCGCGATTTTAAGCGCGAATAACACACCAGTAGCGTTTATGGATAATGCACATAAAAAGTCCATGCACTACTGGGGAGATGATCTGCACGAATACTTACAGGGAACAGCGAATACTTACACTTTTACGGTAAATGCAAAGCATCCAGACGCGCAGCATGTCAAAGCTGGGAATAAGGTAGCATTTACTTACAAGGGGAAATCATACTACTTAAACATTGTAAATACAGACCAAACAGAGCAGACAATCACTGCCACGGCATGGTCGCTGTCGTTTGAGTTAATCAACGAGGATGCCGGAGAGTACAAAGCCGGAAAAGCAATGAGCTTTGAGGAGTACCTTGCCGTTTTTGATGCTGAGAGAACACTAAAACTGGGGCTCAATGAGGTATCAGACAAGCGAATCACCAACGAATGGACAGGTACAACGTCCGTATTAAAGAGATTATTCTCCCTGGCTAATGTCTTTTCTGCGGAGATCGAATTTGAGACAGTATTGAACAGAGACTACTCTTTAAAAGAGATTGTCCTAAATGTATATCGGAAACACTCCGATACAGACAGCGGAGTCGGAGAATACCGGAATGACATTGTACTGCGGTACGGGAAAGGAATTACCGGAATTCGAAAAACCACAGATGCCGAGAAGCTTTACACCTGCATCCAGCCGACCGGAAAGGACGGGCTGACAATCAATGGTCTTGACAAGAAAGAATACGATGAAAACGGCAATATCGAGTACTTTACAGACGGTGCGATCATCCGCGCACCACAGGCAAGGGACCGGTTCCCATCCAACATCGTAAATAAGGCTGATGCTTATATCCTGATGCGTAAAGAGTACGATACAGACAGCAAGGACAAGCTCTATAGCATGGCTCTGTCTGATCTTAAAACAGCATCTGAACCGGTGGTGACTTACGAGGTGGACGGATATTTTGACACCAACATCGGGGATACGGTAAGGATGCAGGATCAGGAGTGGACACCAGTCCTTTATCTACAGGCAAGAGTATCAGAACAGATCAGGAGTCTTACCAATCCAAAAACTGCAAAGACGGTATTTACAAACTACAAAGAGCT